CTTATCAAGCCGAAGTAGAAGCTGGTGGTGACGAACCTATAAAGAAAACAAGTTCTGATGACTTACCTTTTTAAACACAAACATCAAACAAGAAGAAGCACTCAAATACGGGTGCTTTTTTTTATTCACAACTATTTGTTAAAATATACGTCTATACATATTAGAAAATAATCATTACATTTGTTTAGAATCTAATCAATGAACTGGCTTAAAAAAGTTGCCGAACTACACGAAGACTATTTGAGAATGGTCAAAAGTTTTGGCGAAGAATTTTTAGCTGAAGACATTGTTCAAGAAATGTATATCAAGTTGAGTAAGTATGCAGACGCAGATAAGGTTCTACGAAAAAACGGACAAATAAATAAAAGCTACATTTTTTTAACCTTACGTTGTTTGTATTACGACTTACAAAAAGAAAGAAACAAAATAGAAAAAGTGGACATAGAAGAAATAAAACCTATAGGTGTCACTTATGACTATATAAGCCAAGACGAAGCTTATAGTGCAATCATAGAAAAAATAGAAGAAGAAACTGAGTCGTGGCATTGGTACGACAAAATGTTGTATGAACTTTATCGTGATTCAGGTAAGTCTATGCGCGATATTTCGGCAGAAACACGAATAAGTGTAAGTTCTATTTACCAAACAATAAAGTATTGTAAAAAACAAATAAGAAACAAAGTAGGTGAAGACTACGAAGATTATAAAAACGAAGAATACGAACTAATTAAATGATTATGGAAAAAGACGTAGACTACTATAATAGTTTAGACAAACGATCTAAAGAATACAAAGACTGGAAGAAAGCACAAAAAGCAGAAGGTCTTGGTGACGTTGTAGAAAAAATAACTGAAGCTACAGGTATAAAAAAAGCCGTTAAGTGGTTAGCTGGTGATGACTGTGGTTGTGACGAAAGAAAAGAAAAGTTAAACAATTTATTTCCGTCAAGGTGGAAAGCTGATTGCCTACAAGAAGACGAATACAAATGGCTTGACAATTGGTTTAAGTTAGAAAAAAGTATAATGAAGCCAACAGAACAAAAAGAAATGTTAGCTATATACAACCGTGTGTTTAATGCACGTCAACAATTTACTACTTGTTCAAGTTGCCTACGTGATATAATGAATAGAATGAAAAAAGTTTACGAAACATACGAAGATGCCAATACCTAAACCACGAAAAGACGAATCAAGAAAGGACTTTATGCAAAGATGTATGAGTAATCCTACTATGGTAAAAGAATATGGTACAGACCAACGTTTAGCGGTTTGTTCTGCAAGTTATAAAGACAAATACAATAAAGACAATGGCAAAGAAAGGTAGACCTAAAAAAATACAAGATCCAAAAGAATTAGAAGACATTTTCGAAGCTTATAAAACCTACACAAAAACGAATCCAAGGTTTAAATATCACCTTAACCAAAGAACAGGTGATATGGTAGGAGAACCATTAGAAGTACCACTAACAATAGAAGGCTTTGAAATATATTGCTACAACAAATTTGACTTCACAGTTAAACACTATTTAGAGAATACTAATAACGGTTACGAAGCCTTCTGTACTATCTCTACGCGTATACGCAAAGAAATACGTGACGACCAAATAAAAGGCGGTATGGTAGGACAGTATAATCCAAGTATTACTGCACGTCTAAACGCGTTAAAAGAACAAATAGAACAAACGAATATAGAGCAACCATTATTTCCAGATGTTTCAAAGAACGACGGCGATAAATAAAATACTTGCGTTAAAAAAACGAATCAAGATTGTACAAGGTGGTACTTCAGCCGGTAAGACATACGGCATACTACCTATTCTAATAGACAAAGCCTGTAAACAACCTAACACCGAAATAAGTGTAGTAAGTGAATCAATACCACATTTAAGACGTGGTGCTTTACGTGACTTCTTAAAGATTATGAAATCTACACAACGATTCGTTGACGAACGTTACAATAAGTCACTACTAAAATACGAATTTGCAAATGGCAGCTTTATAGAATTCTTTAGTGCCGACGATTCAAGTAAACTTCGTGGTGGTAGACGTTCAATCTTATATATAAACGAATGTAATAGTGTAAGCTTTGAAAGTTTCAACGAACTATCTATACGAACAAAAGACGAAGTATTTTTAGACTACAATCCAACGGCTGAATTTTGGGTGCAGACAGAACTTGAAGGTCAAGAAGACGCAGAAAAAATAATACTTACCTACAAAGACAACGAAGCACTTGACAAAGGTATAATAGACCAAATAGAAAAGAACATAAAGAAAGCCGAAACAAGTAACTACTGGCGCAATTGGGTTCGTGTTTATGTAGACGGTGAAATGGGGCAACTTGAAGGTGTAGTGTTTAGTAACTGGAAACAAATAGACACAATACCAAACGAAGCAAGACTTATAGGCATAGGTGTTGACTTTGGCTACACGAATGACCCCACAAGTATTATAGAAGTTTACAAAATGAACGAAACACGAATACTTAACGAAGTAACCTACCAAACAGGTTTATTAAATAGTGACATAGCAAAGATATTACCGCGTGACGTACCGGTATATGCCGATAGTGCCGAACCTAAAAGTATTGCCGACATTCAAAGGTATGGTATAACAATTAAAGGTGTTACAAAAGGTCGTGATTCAATTAACTATGGTATTGACGTAATGCAACGTGAAAACTATTTAGTGACTTCACAAAGTACAAACCTAATAAAAGAACTTCGTAGTTACTGTTGGGACACAGACAAAACAGGTAAACGACTAAACAAACCAATAGACAACTTTAACCACGCCATAGACGCAGTACGTTACCACGAAATGGAAACGTTAGGTATGAACAAAAATTACGGTTCATATTCTATTCTCTAAACTACAAAAACACGAAAAATAAGTTATATAATTATGAAGCTTGACATATTACTTCCTACTTCACTTTCAGAAATACCTTTATGTAGGTATCAAAAGTTCATAGAAATGAAAGAACAAAGCAATGACGAAGAACTTATTGCAAATAAAATGATTCAAATATTCTGTGGCATAGAACTAAAAGAAGTAATGCAAATAAAAGTAAAAGAACTAAACGGTTTAATTAAACACTTTACAGACGTATTTAGTGAAAAGCCACAACTTGTAAGACAATTCAAAATTAAAGACATAGAATTTGGTTTCATACCTAAAATAGACGACATAAGTTTTGGTGAATATGTTGACCTTGAACACCACTTCCAAAATTGGTCTACCTATCACAAGGCTATGGCGGTAATGTTTAGACCTATCAAAGAAAAACACGGAGACAAATATTCTATAGTAGACTACGAACCAAACGAAGATATGCAAGAACTTATGAAGTTTGCACCTTTAGACGTGGCAATAAGTGCATCGGTTTTTTTTTGGAGTTTAGGAAGCGAATTATTGAATCTTACAATGAACTATTTACAGAACGAAGTGACGAAGATGACGCGTTCAGTGAATACTCCGAAAGAAGCCAATTTGGCAAACGCTGGGGCTGGTATTCAAGTATCTATAAATGCGCTCAAGGAGATATCACCAAGTTTGATGAGGTCACCAGAACAAGACTTACTCAATGTCTCACCTATCTTACCTTCGAAAAACAAAAAAGCGAAATCGAAAGCCGCGAACTTAAAAGACAAATGAAACGATGAATTATTTTGATATTATAGACAAACTTAAACAACACTTCGAAAACGATGCAATCATAAACACCGTTACACAAGGTGACATATTCGAAGTAGACTTAAACAAGCAAACAATATTTCCGTTAGTTCATTTAATCGTAAACACGGCAACTTTTGAAGAAAACGTCATAAGGTACAACATTAGTATTTTAGCTATGGACATAACCGATATAAGCAAAGACGCAAACACGAATAACTTTGACGGAAACGACAACGAATTGTATGTTTTGAATACTATGTTAGCAGTCCTTAACAGGTGCTATGAATTGTTAAGACGTGGTACTTTATACACCGATAAATTCCAAGTAGACGGCACACCAACCTGTGAACCTTTTACTGAACGATTTGAAAACAAGTTAGCTGGCTTTACTATGACAACCGACATACTTATTCCTAACGATATGACTATATGTTAGAAAATGTACAAGCCATATTAGACGAATTTAAAGCCAACGTAATAAGTGAAGCTAAAAGAAACCTATCTGCACAAAACACTTCAGGTAGGTTAAAAGATAGTTTGAAAGGATATGTTAAAGAATCTAAAAATAGTATACAAGTAAGCTTCGAAATGGAAGACTACGGCTTTTATCAAGACCGTGGTGTTAAAGGTAAAAAAGGTGGTAAGAGTTTAGACGGCTACAAATACACGAATAAAATGCCTCCACCTAAAGCCTTTGACAAATGGACAGTAAGAAAAGGCATTGCACCACGTGACAAAGAAGGTAGGTTTATAAAACGTAAATCATTAAACTTCTTAATAGCACGAAGTATATTTAACAAAGGTATTAAGCCAACACTATTTTTTACCAAGCCTTTTGAAAAATACTATAAAAGGTTGCCTAAAGAACTTACTGAAAAGTATGCGCTTGATATGGTAAACCTATTTAACACAATAACAGACGAAAACTTTAAACGATTAGCCAAATGAATTTAGCACGAAGTCCACATATTATAGAAATAGCCGAAACAGGTCAAGAAGGTTCTAAAGTAGAATTGTTTTTGTGGAATTCAGGAAGCCAGCCTACCAATCCTCAATATACACTATCTAAACTTATACCAGCTTCAAACAAAATAGAAACCTATTATAATATATCGCCTTATGTTCGTGAATATTTTACGTTTACACATTGGCAAAACGCAACAGGTTTAACTTATGACATAGATATAGACGTTAATTTTATTGTGCAGTATGCAGTAAAAAGATATAAATTGGTATCTGGAACATATACTTTAATTGATACAATTACAGGCACATTTTCAAATGGCTTTGGTTATTACGAAGATGGTTACAATCCTGCAACACCTTCAGTATTATTAGACGAAGGCACTTACTACTATAACTACGATTCTACAATACCTACTTCACAAAATAACGGAACGTGGGGTTCTATAGATATTCAAATAAGTGTAGGTGATGTTGTAAGGTATACCGATTTAGTAACAGGTAGTAGTTTTGATTTTACGGCAACTACTGACGGAGTAAAAAGCTTTTCAAGAATCTATTTAACTTATGTAGCTAATGGCAATAAAGTAGAATGGTTGCCTGGTGGTAGTGTAGTACGTTGGACAGGTTATTTTAAACCACAATGCGAACCTAAATACCAACCTGTCACAGTAGACTTTGTTAATCGTTATGGTAGTTGGTCAAGAATCTTTTTTCAGAAGGCAAAAACACGAACCATTGAAGTAAAGAAAAACGAATACAAGTTAAATCCAAATAGCCTACCTTTTACACCACAAGACACAAGACAAAAAGCACAATTCAATATTAATGGCACAGAAACAATTAAACTTAATACAGGTTGGGTAAACGACAACTATGGCGAATATTTACAACAAATGTTTTTGAGTGAATATGTGTCTATATGCGACTATGAAAACAATCAAGATTATGCGTCTGTAAAAGTAAAGCCAAGTTCACTAAAAAAACAAGTAGGTCTAAATGACGGAATGATAAACTACACACTTGAGTTTGAGTTTGCTTACGATATGATTAACACGGTAATTTAAATGCGTACAGTACAAGTATATATAGAAGGACAAAGACTTGATTTGTTTAATGACGAAACAATAAGCGTTACAAGTAAACAACAAGACGTTCAAGACATAAGCAAAGTATTTACTGACTTTAGTCAATCGTTTAGTGTTCCAAGTACACCGAATAATGACGCGATATTTTCACACTTCTATAATTCAGACGTAGGCGACTTACAAGATGTAAGCACTATATTCGATGCAAACCAAAGACGTGACGCGTTTATAGAAATAGACTTAACAACTTTTAGACGTGGCAAGATACAACTTGAAAAAGCCGAAATAAAAGACAATCAAGCCTATAGTTATCAAGTCACTTTTTATGGCGATATAACAAGCCTTAAAGACAAGTTTAATGATGACAAGCTTGCCAACTTAACTTACTTGCGTTCATACGGTCACGCATATACTGCGACAGAAATAGAAAATAGAATAAGAGTCCGCCGCAGGCAGCCCCCAATGCTTCACCCAGATAGATCATCAGCGGCTTTAAGAAAGCGGAAGAACCCTCTCTGTTTATGTTTCGATGAATCGCCCAGCAAATCCCGAAAAGGGCACCGGAAACCGGGCAGAAAAGTCCGGTCGCACTGAATGATATGGCCAGCATTTTTCCTAAACTCGGCAGCTCACCGGTGGGGATCGCCCAGATAGGGCCTGCGGCCCGAATGAACAGCACCGTCACCGGGAGCATCAGCGCCAGCCATATCAAAAACCCCCCTAATATGCCCG